GTCTCGCAATCCAGTTGCAGGCTGTGTTGAGCGGTGCGCTTCAGGTCGTTGGTGTTTGACGGTAGCGCGCGCCACGAGCGCAGCCACTTTTGTTCAACACCATTGTCAGCGTAAACGTCCAGGTCAAAAGCGTAGATGTTGCCGTTGGCGTAGTCGCCAACAACAATTTCGCTGTTAAAATTCATCTGGCAGTTCGAGCGGTGACGGTCGAACTCGCCGTTAGCGAAACCGGCGCGCTCAGTCCATGCGGTTGTGGACACGTCGTAGACCCAAGTGGCACCCGCGCTAGGGAATATCAGAACGTAAAAAGCGTGCCCTTCCTGCTGGTATGTGTACGCAATCGCGTCCGACAGGTCGCCGTAACCTTGGATGGCAAACTCAATTGCATGCGTGCTCACGCGCACGCCGGTATAGCCGTTGGCGCGGTAAACAACGCCGTTGCCGCGAGCATCAGAGCCTAGCCAAAAGATGCCATTGTCCAGCTTGGCAACCGAGTATGCGGCAGCGCAGCCAATCTCGTTGAACGCGCCTTGGATGCGCTCAATTGGAAAGGTGGCGTTGCCGCTGTCGTACCACACCTCGACCGAATTGGTGCCGAACAGCCACAATTCGCGGTGGTCTACAATCAACGTCACGATGCCGTCGGGCGAGCCTTCGGCGCTGGCAAAGTCGAGCGGCTCAACTGACGACCCGTCGAGCAATTGGCTTATCCAGAAAATCTGCGAGTTTGGCTGATTGAACACGAAGTAGCCGTCGAGGTAGCCAACCGCTTGGGCGCCGGCAAAGTCAGGGTCTGTAATCTGCGCGAATACGTTGGTGCCCGCGTTGTAGATATATCCCAGCGGGTTGGCGGCAATAAATAGCTGCGTGCCGTTGTCGGCCATGACCACCGGGCCAGAGCCGCCAACAGTGCCCAGCAGGGTCGCGACATACGCCGTGGTAAGTTTATAAAGCTGGCTGCCCGACACTACATAGCCATAGCCACCAAACGTCCACAAGCCACGCACAGGCCCTGTGCCAACGGTTGCTAGAAACCGCAGGCCGGGCGCACGGTTTAAGAAACCAGCGGTCTTGCCGGCCTCGGGAGTAGCCTCTGGGAACAAGTTAACGCAGCGGTTGTCGGCAGCGTTGATGCTGCGGGCAACGTACGACTGGCCGAGAATAGGCGACTGCACCTAGAAATTCCCTGTGAACACGTTAAACCGTTGCCGCGTAGCCACCATGCTGTACGGCATGCTCATCAGGTCGTCAGGGTTGTTGATGCGTTTGAGATTGCGCTTAGAAGTCATGGCAATCCGCTGCACGGTCGGTGACGGCTCCACGCCAAACTCCGGCGCCAGCTCGCAGGCTAGGTTGTAGCGAAACGCCCGCATGTAACCTGGTGGGAACGACAGCACCGTGAACAGCGACACCGCCTGCGCCAGCTCGACCACCGACACGAAATGCCATTCCAGCGCCCGCGTCGGCACGGGGTAGACGTACATATCAATGTTGGGGTAGTCCATGTTTATCCACATCACTTGCGGATAAGTGGACGTCACTGTCTTAACTGCAATACCGTTGTACTGCTGCTGGTTGATTAGCTTGATGCCGTACGAGATGCCGGTCGATGCGTCTTTAAAGTAGGTCGAGTCCTCTAGCAGGACCGGTCGGTTGCCCACAAAGTCACCAGACGGCCCTAGCGTGCGGCTGAGAGTGTTAGCCGGCCACGTAAATATCTGGTCTTGCGTGCTGTACACGCTCAGGCGTTCAGTGCTCCACGAGTCCAGCATCTGGTTAAGCGCAATCAAGCCGTCGGCAGAAGTCTCAGGCGATGGTGTCTCGCCCTCTGCTAACTGGCCCAGCAGGCGCAGCGCGCCGTTAATCTGATCGCCAGCGGTAACCGGCGTGCTAAAGCTAGAGGTGGGTACGATTATAGCCATTGAGTTGTCCCGGCAATTGCGAGTACGGCCACTATAGGCAGCGAAAGGTTCCAAAACCAGCTATGCACGTCCCACATGCGCGGCTCCAGCGCGTCCCACGGGTCAAGGTTCTCGCGCTTGTGGCCGCCGAACTGTTCGATCCAGCGGTACTCCGCCTGCGCGTGCTCGCGACCAACGAAAACGCCAGCGGCCAATGCAGCGCCGGCCCACCAGTTGCCTGTAGTTGCGCCGATGACAATCTGGAGGATGACGGCAATTGCTAGATGTTGGAGGTTTGTCATGTGTAGTTAAAAACGGTGATTCTGTATGATTGACTAGGCGGATCTACACCAAGAGCAGACACATTTAAAACTCGAACCGTTACCGTATCGGCTGCGGAAACAAAAGCACTCGTCACAACCGACGCACTTATCCCGTTGGCCGGTAGCCCTACAGCAACAACGTCGAAAAGTGCTGCGCCAGTTACTGTCACTGTCAAATCTGCCGAGCTTTGCGCAGCAATCAACGGGAAATCTAATGCCGCCGTTGCGCTAAGTATTTTTTTAATGCCCGCCCCGCCACCAACGGAAAATCCACCCGCGTGACTTACTTTTATCATTTCATATGCAGTGCCTGCGTCATACGAATGTAAAACGTATTCCCCGGATTCTGTACCTGCGCCGCCCCTAGAAAAGACTCGCTCTTCAATAAACGTGACCACGCCTCCGGCGGTTATTTTCCCTTGATGCAACCTATCGGAAATTGTACTGCCTGTAGTGAAAGAATTTGTTCTGTTAAATGTTTCTGTGGCGGCTCCGGGGTCGCTAATAATAAGCCCAAGTTCCGGGTACCAGTTAAACCGTGCGCCGTTTTCAACAATTGGCGCAGGGGAGCTGTTGCCTTGCGAATAGCCAAACATAATATTAAAATTGGATGGAGTTACTACACCAGTTTTTGCCAGCAGTCCTCCGGTCCCAAACGCGCCAGAAAATTGAACGCCGGTCATAACGATGTTTCTTGCAAACTCCGAGGCACCAACGTCGTCCCCAAACAAAACACACCCGTAGCCGGTGCCCCATGCAAACGTGTTAACCCTTGACCATAAATCAGCGTCTGCATTGTGGATTTCTATGCCGTTGCCATTGCCGTGGACAACATACATGTTTGCCCAGTTGTTTTGGTTGACGTTGTTGTTAGCGTTACCGTCAAGATAAATTCCCACGGCAGCTGTTACGTTGCCGTTGTAAGCAACGTATGAAGTTATATTGCTGAAACTATTAAATTGCGTTGCGTTGTTCCCGCGAACCGTTGCGGTTGCTATTGAGTTGCAAATTACATTTAAACCGATGCTGGTTGCCAACCGAATAAACAAATTTTCAAAAACAGAATGCTTAACGGTTCTGATTTCTAACCCTTTTTGAGCCACGCTGTTGCAGTCCAAAACAAGGTTGCCAACGTACGCACTTTGAATGGCGTAATTTGCACTTGCTGCTGTGTTGACTTCAACTAGTGCCCGCGCCGCAGGGAATCCTGCTGCGGCTAAAATCCTTGTGGTGCCGACAAATATTGTCACATCGCCTTCGAATGCGGCGGGCGGAGATTGGACAGTGCCGAGCCCGATTAAGCCGCCGCCGGACGGGATTAGTAATGCCGAGGAAATCAGATACGTCAGTTTTTCCAACCTTACCTGAGCGCCGGTGTTTAACGCTGCCTGTATTGCTGCTCTATCATCCGTTACCCCGTCACCGACAGCGCCAAAATCTTTTGCCGAAACAACCTCGCGCAGTTTGGTCTGCACGGTAGTGGCAACCGCGCCAGTTCCAGCAGGAAGATAGCCAACGCTGTTGCTGCCAGAAGGCGCTAACAGATCATCAAGTTCGATGTCACTGATCGTGACAGTCAGATAGCCGGTCTTAGACACAACAACGTCATACCGCCCGTTGGCTGCGTAGAAGTCAATGCGCCCGGTGGCTGAAGACAAGAAAGGGTTGGCTAGCGGCGTGACGCCGTTGTCGCTGTAAAGGGTCGCAGCGCCTAGCGTGCCGGCAATGTAGACCACACAGCTAGCATTAGAGAGAACAGTGAGGGTCGAATTGGTAGCAGTCGTCGATGCTATGAAATTGGTATATCGCTGCACATCAAACTCCTACTGAAAAGAAACGGGGGGATTGCTCCCCCCGGCTCTCTAGCTTACCCGATAGACCGTGTACGCGGCGGTGTCCGTTTTACGGAACAGGAAGGTTGCCGCGCCGCTAACGCCAGCAGCACTACCCGTAATGGCAACAACCAAATTGCCAGAGGTAGTAATGCCTGCGCCGGCTACAACCGTAATCAATCCGGTGCTAGTGCCCAGATTAATAATGGTTAACGTAAAAGTGCTGTTCACTTTCATGTTAGTCATTTGCGCGTCAAGCAAAGTTGCCGTTGGCAACGTATAAGACGCTGCGGTGGTAACCGGATTGCCCACCAACAGACCGCCAGTAACCTGCGCCACCGATAGGGTAGCCGTTACCGTTGCCGTCTGAGGCGCGACCTGCGTGCCAATCGTAATTTCATTCTGGTTGCCATCAGTGAACTGATAGCCACCACCAACGCTTGGAATTGCCATAATATTCTCCTAACCCCAGAGCCGGCAGGCCATGGCGGGACGAATAACCGAATAGCCATACAGCACGTCAATACGGCAAGGCATGCGGTCGTTGTTGATGTCGTACTGACGCACGATACGCAAGGAAATCCCGTTGTGCACCTGGCGCGAAGCCATATCAACGCCCTGCGGAAGCAGAAGGTCGGCTGTCGCAAAGGTGATGGCGTCTTTGTGGTAAATCAGGTTCTGCGGATACTGCGTAGAAGCAGTGCCGAGGAACGTAACCACCGCATTGTCAGCCGGGAAGGCATCAATGGTTGCCAGCGCGTTACCAGAGGTATACATCGCGGGAAGAACCGAAACGCTAGTCCAAGCACCGCTCGATGCGGTAGCCGCAGCAGTTACAACAAACTGCTGCAAGGAACCGGTGCTCTGACGGGTCTGCGGGTTAACCGCGTTGACGCCAGCAATTGTGAACACGTCACCAACAGTTAGCGTTGCCGAGGCGGTGCCGCCATCAAGGTTGATGGTGGTCTGGCCTTGGGTGGACACAGCGCCGTTAACCAAAATGGTATCGGTTAGCGAGCGAGTGCCGGCGGTGTGCTGAAGGATCGACTGACTCATATTAATCTCATCAAGCCCCAACACCCCAGTACCCATCATGCCGTTCTTGAACTGCTTGGAAACAGTGTCAGTCGGGTTAAACAAGCCCTTCATGCCTTCCACCAAACCAGCGTTAGCGGCAGGCGACACGGTCGCATAGCGCGGGTTCATGCCAGCGGCAGATTCATTCAGTTTCTGCTGCGCCTGCAAGAGCACCAGCGAAGTGCTAGGGGTCGTGCCGGGGGTGCCGACAGAAGCAAAAATGCTCTTGTAGGCGTTCGCCACGTCCGCATCAATGCTCGCGGCCAACTGGCTAACACGAGGCTTAAGCACGCGGTCGGCGAAGTCATCCAACTGCAGGGTCAGCTCGGCAGTCGTGAAGTTCATGCCGATATGTTTCTGGGTAGAAACGGTCAGGGTCGTAAACTGCTCGTTGTCGTCCTGCACTTGCAAGGCGGCGCCGTCGGTCACTAGCGCACGGTCGGGCAGGCGAATACGCAAGGTAGAGCCAATCTTGGCGCCCTGCACGGCAAAACTATCGTCGTACTGACGGTTAACGTTACGGGTAAGCACCAGGTTGTTCTCGAGAATCTCGAGAGACTTCCGGGTGATCATATCAATTGTGAGGAGCGAATTACTCATTGGACATTTCCTATAATGAGGTTAGAATCAAGATTCTGTAACCACCTAAAAGGCACAACATGATTAACGTTACGATAGAAGGAATCGAATACCGATTCTTTGACCATCTTTACGCAGTCTCGCGCTGCGGAAAAGCCATCAGAAAGTTGCAACTTTACATTCCTACGCTTAATGCGCAGGGGTATTTGAACTTGGGCAAACGGCTTATGCACCGCGTTGTGGCTGCTTGTTGGCTTGACGATTTTGCCCATGACAAACAAATTCACCACATTAACGGCGACAAAACCGACAACCGCTCCGACAACCTTGAATGCCTTACGCAAACCGAACATTTGACTGAACGGCACGCCGATTTGCTTCAACAGCATGGCCGTTACATTCGCACGCCAGAAACGCGGGAGAAGATTCGCCAATATCGCATCGGACGAGTTACGTCCGAGGAAACAAAGGCTAAGCAACGCGCCGCGCTTATTGGCCGCAAACGTCCTTTGTTCGCCCGTGCTGGCCATAGCGATGCGTCCAAAAAGGCGCGAAGTCTTGCCCACCACCGCAATACTGCTTGCATGGTTATGGGCGTTGAATATCGCTCCTTTGCGGAGGCGGCTAAGGCCACTGGTGTTCATCGGTTTACGCTTAGAAAAAGATGCATTTCTGATAACTTTTCTGACTACAAACTATGTTAACGAAGTTTTTGCGCTTCAAACTTTCGTACCTGCCGCTGCCGTTCGGCGTCAATCCACTGGCTCGCAGTCATCGATTTAATGCTGCGCGGGTCAGTGGTATCAAACGTCGGGGATGAAGTTCCCCTAGGCTTCGCGGGAGATATTGGATCTGGCGCGCTCGATACCCTTTTGGTGGCCGGCTCTGCAAGCAACTTTGCTTCCAACCGACCTAGTTCCTTTGCCTGAACAAAAGGCGCTAGCTTGGAAATCCTGTCAGCCTCCTTGGGATTAACCCCCAAGTAGTAGGCCATGTCCGGCCCTACCTCAGATGACTGGATTGTCTCGGCCATCGCCGCCGTGATTGGAAGGTTAGGGTTGTACGCGACTTGTTCGAAGTCGTTATACCTGCCCCGCGCTTCTTCCTCCCGGTCGTGATAAGCCTCGACCAGAACGGACTGCTGCTGCTTAACATCCCGCTGCCGCACCAGTTCTTCTGCTTTCTGCGAAGCCAATGCGTCTGCATATGCCTCCACAGAATCAAACTGGTCAGCTTCAGGTGGCGCTACTGGTGCCGCCGGTACAGCCTGCCGTTCCCACTTCCGCTGCTCTTTCGCCAAGCGTCTACCAACAATCGAGTCCAATTCCTCCTGCGTGAAGGTCTTTGGGCTTTCCGTCTCAGTCTCATCGGTTTCTGACGTTGACGTTAACGTTAGTTCCGGCGCGGGTATCTCCGCTAATAGTTCTTCATCAGCCATTGGGATGATTCCTTAGAATCCCCGGTTAACCTTACCGGTACGGTTATACAGCTAGTGCTGCTGCCTTAGCTTGGAATAATTTGACGCGAGCGTCAAGGTCAGCCTTTCCGGCTGCCAATACCGCCAACCCTTCTTCCAGCTTTCCTTCGCGGGCAATAAGCGCCGCCTCAATCTTAGCCAGCATTAACGCCTGCGACATTAGGCTGGCTTGGGTATCTTCGGCAGCCTTGGCGCGGGCGTCTAGGTCAGTCTCGCGGGTAAACATGTGTTTAGACTGTTAGTGCTTGAAGTTGGGCGTTACTAAATCGGCGAGGATAGTAGGCGACATAACGAAAATAAGTGTTTGCAGCGACTTGGAAAGCAACGGAGCCGCCCAAAGAAAGCGCCGTAATTGTTGGGACAGTGCCGGCTGTATCAGCAACTCCCAAAACGCTATCAAATGCCGCTTGAAAATCATTTAGTGCGTATCGTCCAGCAACTTTGTATGTTGAACCCGCAGTCTTTGCTGGCCCCGCAGTTATATCGGAGGCCGTTACCCCGCCAACTCGCACGCCATAACGCATAAGGCTTGAATTAGCAGTCCATGCAACACCAATAGAGTCATTGTTAGCGTTTGCCCCTACCAATGCTGTCATGTACGGGAAAGTCGATGGCGCGCTCCCGATTAATTGCCCGCTTACGTACAGCGTCCCTTCAGTAGCGTTATACCAAGGCGTCACCGTAGTAATAGACGCAACGTCTGTTGCGCGGGTTACTGTGGCTGCGGTAGTTGGAATGTATGAGGTGGCAAACGCGCCTGCTTCTAGTTGAGCTTGGGTAACGGTGCCAGTAACGGTCAAAGTTGCAACGCCAGCAGTAGGTGTAAACGTCAACGAGCTTCTGGTAGGAAATGCGCCAGATCCTACAAGTGTTCCTGTGCCCGTGCCCGATATGACTACAGTTCCGGTGCCGTAAAAACTTAGGGTGTGTGCTACTGCGGTAACGGTTACGTTTTGCGTTATCAGCGCGTCACTATTTAATACAAGATTTGTTTTTGACGCCTCAATCATCAACCCCAGCGCAGCCAGCGTTGTTGGGTTGTGGTCAAAACGAGCCTCATTAATTGCGGCGCTGGTTAGCACGCCGGAAGAATTAAAGTACGTCGCCGTGCTGGCGCGGGTAAAAGTAATTCGCGGGTCCAGAACGCCACTTGTAAAATTTAGCGAAAGACTAGGCGCAAGCAAGCCCTGCGACGCCAGCGAGACAATGGACCCCAGCCCAATGGAGACACCATTACGAATTGGGATGCCAAAATAGCTCATTGGGCGTTAATAGGCTTACAGTAAATCGTTCCGCCGAGCGAGACTTGGATGGCGCTCACGCGGAACGGAGCGCCCGTGCCTTGCGGCACCTTAAAGGGGATTGGCGTCAAAGGCGGGATAGGCGTGCTGGAGGTTGTTGCCGTTACGCCTTCGCCAACTTCAACGTAGCACGCTTGGTCAGACCAAACCATTACGCCTTGCGGCCCTGCAGACCAAGTGCCGGTACTGCCTGCGGTGCCAGTATAAGCAACAGACTTGGCAGGGTAGTTGGCTTGCGCCAATGGGTTTAGAAATTCCATGATTTTTCCTAACGATTACGTCAAAAAATTAAGTTTATATAAGGTGGACAGATACAAAGCAACGATTTCATCAACGATGTTCTGAATTGCGGCGTCGGTCTTGTCTAAGGCAGCGTAGCGCGCAGCCTCAATCTCGGTTAGCTGCGCTTTTAAAAACTCCACCACGTTGGTGGCTTTCTTGGCGCCCTGAATGGCAATTGGGCCAACCAAGCCATGCCGGCCTTGGTAGGCTTCGGCTAGGGCGTCGGCCAGCGGGATAATGCCTTCGTAGAATTTCTTTAAGGCTTTGTGCTTGGCATAGCTGCGGGTGTTCAGGTGCACGCTGTGGGTCACGTCCCGCGCTAGAAAAAACACGCCTAATAGTTCTGCCATTTTCATAGCATCGCCTCGGGGGGCATTTCTGGCTGCTCGCCCATCATTTCCTGCTGCGGCATCTCCGGCATGCCGCTGTTTGGCGACATCAAGTCACCGGATTCCAGCATGCCGTTGATGGTGCCAAGCACCACATCCTGAATCTGGTCAGGGGTCATGCCAGCCATAGTCGCGCTAATGCGTTTAGTCTCGGCATCGTAGGTCTTAATCTTCAGTTCTTGCGCTTCCATCGACTGGCTAACGTTCTTCAGCATGGCGTGCATTTGGTCAAGCTCTTGACCCATCGCCTGCATTTGCTGCTCAGCCGCTTGTAATTCCGGCGATTTGTCGTCATCTCCCAGCAACTTCGGATCTATCGTCTTGGCAAAGCGTTTAGCCATTTCCTGCGCGCCCGGCCAATCCATGTTCTTGATAAACAAGTCGCCAGCCACCGCCCACAGTTGCGGGTTGCCTTGGAGGATTTGCGACATTGCTTCCATAGCCTCCTGCCGCTTGGTCATGTAGGACGGCCCAGTCGTTACCCGCACATCGTACTTGCCGACGCCGGGGTTATAGATGCGCTCCAGCACGATACCTTCTTCGTTGACTATCTCGCGCACTGGCTCCGGCTGGTCGGGGTCAATCTTGACCGAATCCGAGTCGCCATCTAGGCCGACAATCTGCGCAATGCGCTGGGTGTCGTAAATCTTGGGGATAAGGTCAACAATCTGGCGCGTGACGTAGCGCACAGCGCGGGCCAGGTTGTCGATGTAGTGGTACGTGCCTGTGTCGGCCTGCCGCTCCCGCGCAAGAATAGCTTTGCCAGAACGCTCATTCGACGTTTGCCCGAGGCTTGAGTCGTACTGCCCTGTGGTGGCTTTAATGTCGTCCGAGGCGCCCATCTTGGCGGCAATCAGCCCATTCTGGGCCATCGGAGGCTGCGAACGCTGCGGGAGCGGCAGGACACCGCCTTGACCGTCGGTAACGTCAGGGTTTACTTCCAAGTACGGCCAGTTGTTGGTGTTGGCCGTCTTCCACTGCATCTCGTAGCCTTCGAACTGGCCACCGTAGCCAATAAACGGGGCTTTAGGCGCCAGCGCCAGCATCTCAGCCTCTTGGCTAACCCAATAGTTGTACATGCGCTGGGCATCTTTGGCATTACGCACAATGCCGGAGACAAACATCCGGCCATCTACTTCAAATTCGTTGCCTACCACGCGCACTACAGGGATAGACTTGCCGGCCCAATCCTTTTCATCAAGGATTTCAAAACCGTTAATCTTCGCGTACTTAATCTTGCGGCGGTTGACCTTGCGGGTCTTGGTCGGTGCCAGCCCCATCTGCGCCATTTGCTTAGCTTCGGGCGCATCGGCGTAGTAGGACTCGCCGTTAGGGTACAGATTAAGCGTGGTTTTCTCGTACTCGGCAAAGTAGTACTCCGCAATGCGGATAGTGTCCTCATTAATCCACTCGCCCAGCGACTGATTGCCCACGCCTTGCGACATTAGGGACGAAATCGGCATGGCGTTAGGGTAATCGCGCTCGTACTCGCTTTTTAGGATGTCTTCGGTAATGAAGCACCATTCTGCATCCGCGCCGCAAGGGTCTTGGATGGTGGGGTCCATGTAAACCGCAAAGGAGTTCCGGACACGCCCTATCCGAATGTCCTGATTGAACGAATCATCATCGCTGTAATCAGTGTAAATGCGTATATAACCCTCGCCAAAGGTGACCTGATTCTCGCAGGCAGTATCATAGGCCACGTCCGCGTCGGATATGTACTCAATATAACGAACCAGTCCATCAAATATCTCAGCCACCGCAACGTCGGCTTTATCGTCAGCCGGGATGACCTTGCCCGCGGGCCGGTTCTGCCGCTGGTCGTTGGTGACCTGCTTAATATGCTGCGGCAGTTTATTGATGGTCAGGCACGGGCGTGCGTTGAGCGTCTGCCCCTGCACCGACCCGCGGGTTGAAAGCACATCGGCTGGCCACTGCCAGCGGTTATCCGGCGACCCTGCCGAGAAACGCAGGTCATCTAGCTCGTTCTCACGAGACTCGGAGTAAGCCGCAATTGCCATCGTCATACGATGGCGCGCAGTTTCCAGAGTGTCTTTCACTTATTCGCAGTGCAACAGTGCAAAGTTAATCACTACGGCTTCAGACTGCGAAGTAGCAGCCGTCAGGTTCCGCAGCGTAATGCCGGCGGAGCCAGCGGCTAGCCCATTAACGTAGGTGGTGTAGGTGGTCACATCGCCCACTGAGCCGCCAGACACGCACAGCACCATCACGTCATTGGCGCTGATAAGGCTATTGGTTAGGGTGAAGCTAACAGCCGTTGCGCCCGCTAGCGCCGCAGCGTTCATGGTAATGCGCCCAGCAGATTTGTTTAAAGTCACGCCAGTAGATTTGCTGGTCAACTGAGTA